ATGGACCCGTTCGACTCCTCAGCCCTGAAACTACAGAAAAACCTGCTGACACTGCGCCGAGCGCGTGACCGCCTGAGGCAGGAAGGCAATGACAAGGAAGCGGATCAGCTTGCGCAACAGATCGCGCGAATCGAGGCGGTGTTGAGCAATATGCAAGGTACGATCAGACCGCCAACATTGCAGTGAGCCCAAGCATTTTCGTGTACAGCGGGTTCGCGCCCTTCACGAACATTGCCGAAGGGCGCGTCGGTCACGCCTGCGCCTGCCCCGCAGGCTCTCGGTAACTGGCACAAAAGTAACCCTGTGAAAGGTTCAGCCGGGCAAAGATGACCAAGCCTCATGACGCGAATTGTGTACCCTGTACGCCTTATGCCGTTCGCCGTTGGAAGCGCCCATGAATAAATTGATCCTACCTGCAGCCATTTTCTTTAGCGTGCTCATCGCCGGCAAGCTAGCCGAGCACTTCGGGCTTGAGGGCAGCTGGAAAATCGGCTTGCTCTGCCTCGTGGCAGCGGCCGTGCAGATCGCGGTTTCGCGTTTGCAGCGCATGCAGCAGCAAAAAGCCCAACGTTGACTCGCCTGCTGCCTCTGGTTTTTCCACCTTAGCAGGGGCGCTTTCGCGGGCTTTCTTTCGCCCCTTGAAGTGAGAATCAATATTCCAGTTAGGAAAACATCGCTTCATAGCAGACCGGTCAGCGGCCAACTGGGTGCACTTGATGACAATTTTTGCATGCCCAAAAACGCAAAAAGCCCTGAATAATCAGGGCTTTGAATATGGCGGAAGCGTAGAGATTCGAACTCAACGAGATTGCGGCAGATAGGCTGGAGGCCTTGATTTCTGTGGCCAGGAGAGAGCGTTTGTGAGCGTTTTTGTTCCCAGAGTGTTCCCAAGGTGGGTGTGCACGTCACCCTGCCAGTGTGCTTCCCCATAGGAAGCCGCCGTTTAAGGTTGACCCCTCAAAAAAAGGTAATTTTGGTAATTGAGATCCGAATATGCTCTGGAGGCCACGTAAATCAAGGGCTACAGGGATTTTGGAAAAGGTAATTTTTTGGTAATTGAAAGGTAATTCGATTACCTCCATGACTGGTTGTGTGAAGGAAAAACCACACCCTTTAAAATCAATAACTTACGGAAAAATTACCTTTCCCCTTACCTTTAATTACCTTTTTTGGTAATCGCTCAAACCCTTGCCCCATAAGGCTTGCAGGGGTGTCACAACCCCCTCCTAACCGAAATTACCTTTTTTTGATGGGTCTCCCTAAAAATGGAAGGAAACGAGCCCTGTGCCCGCAAAAATAGGCCTTGCTGCAGGGATTCGCAGAAGCGCGCCCTCCCCTATACCTACTCGGCCGCCCAGTAACTGCGCTGAGCTGGCGGTCGTGCAGGTGCGCAGAAATTCCGACACGTTTAGTCCGCAGGCGTGGCGGGGGGACGAGTGCGCGCGCCCGTGTAGGGCACAGCGCCCGGCCCGCTCGCAAGCTCCCCTCCCTCTCTGCTCGCTATCCCAAGGCGCCGATAGGAGCCGACTACGTGACCTCAAAGAGAGCAGCTGCTGTCGCGCACCCCTAAATGACGCCAACAAGCTCAGACTGCCGCAATATTTGCACCAAAGCGTATATTTTCCGCCCCAATGGTGATATTTTTTGCATCGAAAACGATTTTTTCGCTTTCCATACGTCTAGAGGCTAATGATGGACCACTTTCAAATTATTCAAGCGCTGACGAGATCTGCGCTTCCGACAGGGGGGGCGGCGGTTCGCAACCAGGTGGAACGCCTCAAGCAAGCTTTAGCAGATGCTGGTGAAACAAGGCAGGCGCAGAGCCTGGCTAAGCTGCTCGCTAACTCTGCAAAAGCAGCAGAGATGGCGCCGAGTAAGCTCACGCAATCCCGTCATACTTTGTTCTCTGGCGAAGAACTAAGTAAAAACACACCTTTACCGGTTGACCGGGAGACCGCATCACCGCTAGCAGATGTGCTATTTCCTGAGCAAATAAAAGGCGATATGCCACTGCTCGACTCTCGAGTTGCTGTGGCCGCTAAGGCTCTACTCTCAGAATGGAGTAAGGTGGAGGACCTATTAAAGCTTGGTGTAGAGCCAGCTAGATCCTGCCTTATATACGGTGCACCTGGCACAGGAAAAACCAGTCTAGCCATTTGGCTTGCAAAGCAGCTTAACCTGCCTATTGTTTTAGCCAGACTCGACGGACTTATATCTTCATTCTTAGGGACCACTGCCAGAAACGTCGGCGCGCTCTTTGCCTTTGCAAATAGATACAAATGCGTCCTGGTACTTGACGAGTTCGATGCGGTTGCAAAAGTCCGCGACGATCCAAATGAAGTCGGAGAAATAAAGCGAGTTGTCAACGCCCTCCTCCAAAATATCGATTCCAGGAGAGAAACAGGCATAACAATAGCGATAACTAACCATGAGCAGCTTTTAGACCCAGCTATTTGGCGACGTTTTGAACTGCAACTGAAAATTCCAAAACCCAGCTTTGAGGGTCGGGTGGGTATAATAGAGAAATACCTGTCACCAATCAGCCTCGACGATAGAGTAAAAAAACTCGTCGCGTGGATTACAAAAGGGTTTTCGGGGGCAGAAATCGAGGTATTTGTAAATGGATATAAGAAATATTTAGCACTAAGCGGCGACACTCCAGACAACATTATCCCAGCCCTCCAATATCTACTGACTGTTAGCGGTGAAAAAGTCAGCAGAGAAACGCATGACTTATTAATGCTTGAGCCGCCGCACATTGCAGCAGCATTAGCATCAATTCCAGATCTTGCACTTTCAAGGGCTGACATAGCCCAACTACTAAACAAAGATAAGACAACCATTGGGCGCTGGTTGAAGACTGCGTAATAAAAGGAAATTAGCGATGGCGAACGCACCAATACAGGTTATTTTAAATACCGACGGATACCGCAGGGACAGAGATGCAAAACGCCCAAACAGCGCGGGGACGGATTTTTTCGAGGGAGACGACAGTGCGTTCGCCGCTCACAAACAAGAGCTAAAACAGCAGATAGCTCTTATTAGTGAACAGATAGAGAATACTGAGCGGCAAAAAAAATATGGCTCAGCCACATACATAAAAGTATCAATGAGACCCGATGCACTCGCAAAATCACATCGCCCAACAACAGCCATTTTCAAAGATGACAAGGCACCAGAAATTGGAGTTGACGGGCTCGGCGAACTGATATGCGAAGTCGACACCAAGGCTCTGCAATGGGTTACCAGCGCCATTGAGAAGTCAGAAGTTGACGTACGCCAAAAGCTGAACAAGTTGACAGGTGAACTACAAAATGCACCAACTCGCTATAGATGCGAAGTAAGTGCCATAGGAAAGATAGAACCTTGGGATAAAAGCGACAGAAGGAATTTTGACGTCCCGACCGCAATAGATTGGTTGTCTGACCCTCGCAGCGGGCATGTATATCATGTAGAACTTTTCAGAACAATAATAGACAAAAATGTATTTCGCACGGATGCTCTGTCACAAAGTCTGATCCGTGAACTCCAAAATCTCCCAGCAGGAATTCTTGTATATTTCCCCAAAAAACTCACCCGAAACAACTGCGTAATAGAGATCAAAGTCACCAACAGCGAAAATAAAACTCAATTCATCCAATCAACCCAAAAGCCACACCTACCTCAGGGCTACGAATTCAGTTCGAGCACAAACAAACATCAAGCACTGTTAGGTGTACTTCAGAATCACCCGCTTGTTAGAAGAATCCATCTACCGAATTTGCTCATAGCATCTCCAAATGCCACCGCAGCTTCGTCAGGGCACCACATATTCAGCCCTCCAACACCAAACCAGAACTATCCTAAGGTTGGAGTGATTGACGGTGGCGTATCTAAACATCTGGGAAGCTGGGTTCTAAATCGCTGGGGAATCCTTGATCCAACGCATCAGAGCCTGGATCATGGAACATTCATAGGTGGTCTCCTTGTCAACGGCAGCCAACTAAACCCCCATTTGGATATCGACCCAGACGGCTGTTTGGTCGCAGATATAGATGTATTCCCCAACACTGCATATCCTGGTTTGTTCGGACAATACTACCCGAACGGCGCAAGCGACTTCTTCGATGAAATTGAAGAGGCCGTTAGAGTTTGCGTTGAGGATCATGGAATACGCATTTTCAACCTCAGCATCAATGCTATAAGCCCTGTAAATCTAGAGCGATACAGTCTTGAAGCGCAGCGCCTAGATAGTATTGCCGACGAATATGATGTTATATTTGTTATTTCTGCCGGCAACCTCAAACAACCTGACATGCGTCCGGAATGGCCAAAGGACAATACAAAAGCCGCAGCCATTCTTGCCTCATATCGCAACGACCAAATTTTTGTTCCAGCAGAATCAGTGAGAAATATATCTGTTGCCGCATTGAACCCAACCAATCACTCAACGAGCATCGCTGAAATGCCCGCGAGGTATAGCCGAAGAGGCCCAGGACTTCGTACGGGAGTCAAGCCTGATATTAGTCATTATGGCGGATCAGGATCTATATGCCCAGTTCTTGGCCATGGGCTCTCCTCGGTCAAACCTGACGGACGTATTGATACAGGTTGTGGCACCAGCTATGCCGCACCCCTTGCCGCCAAGATGATAGCGGGCCTCGATTCAGGTATAGAAGGTGAGGTTTCGCGCGAAACTCTTACCGCACTCGCAATTCATAATTCAAATATATCTGACACACTAAAGAAAAAAGAATTTCAAGGTTCTGCCCAACAGCTAGTAGGATTTGGCAAGCCCCCAAAATCATCAGAAGCGATGCTTAACGGCGACCATGAGATCACATTGCTTTTCTCGAGCAAACTCATAGCTGGAGAAGCATTAGAGTTTCGATTCGCATGGCCATCCTCTCTTGTAATGGACGGTGGTAAGTGTCAAGGAAACGTAAAGCTTACATTAGTCTCCTCTCCTCCACTCGACCACAGCTATGGCGCAGAATTTGTCAGAGTAAATATAGAAGCGGCCCTCCAACAGGAACAGCCAAATGGAGGCTTCAAAAGCGGCCTAGAGCCGACTTACGTATTTTTCAGTAAAGATGACAAAGTCACAGAGGCCGACCTTATCGAACACAAATTCAAGTGGTCGCCTATAAAAGTATTTGGTACTAGCATGCCCCAAGGCCGCGGAAAAAGCTCAAACTGGCGACTAATGATTAACTACCTTACTCGTTCTGGGGAAACCTTGCCAGCAGATGGAGTACCATTCTCCATTCTATTAACCATCTCAGACCCAAGTAAAACCAAACCAATTTTTCAGGAGATGCGCAACAGCCTGCAACTAGCTGGGGCAACTATTGCAGACATCCACACTGCAGCCCGGGTTACGCCCAGGGTGTAAATTTGAAGCTCTAATAAATACTGTCACAGCTTGTACTCACACTCCCAACAGCGAGTACAAGCTGTATCAACACCATCAGCGCGCAGTGAGACTGTTTTGGATCAAGCTCCTTGCATAGGCCTCACTTCGGTGCGGGTATTTCAAAGGGTGCAAATCGCACCACTTCCTCACCTAACCAGTCATTGATCTGGGTCAGTCGCGTCTGGACCGGCTCGAGTTCGTTCATCGCCCAGATCTCCGTCGCTTCCTTGATCGACCCGAACCCGCCCGCGTTCTGGGGTACGATGCCCATCAGTTGCGGCGGAATACGCAAAGCCGCGAGCAGGTCGTCCCGGCTGATGTTCTTGATCGCCCCGAAGTCATCTTTGGCCGCCACCTCGCTAATCGGCAGCAGCTGAATGCCGTCCTTCTTTCCGTTCGGCGCGTACATGAACAGGTTGCGGAAGTTGCCCGGTCCTTTGCTGTTCTTCATGGCATCCCGCAGGTCGTCGACAAACTTCTCGCTGTGGGCGGGATCGGTCATGTAAAGGATGAAGCCGGCGTGACTACCGTTCTGGTAGTACCTGCGCCGGAACAGGGTGGCGCTCTCATTCAACAGGGCACTCTGCAGAGCTGGCAGCCACTCGGGCAGCCCGTAAATCTCCTGGTTGATGTCGGCCTCGCGAAGGTGGCAGATGCTGCGGGTCTTGAAGGCGTGCTCATCCTTCCAGCCTCGCACCTGGTAGTAGGTCTCCAGGTCGGTCCCACGGCGCATGTATTTGGCCAGGCAGGGCTGCAGCCCCATGGCCTGGCCAAGCATGTTGTCGCGTTTCTCCAGGTACAGGTTCCCGCACCACCCCCAGTCCATTACGATCTGCTCGAACGCTGGCCGGCTCAGCAGTCGGTGGGGGATAAAGCTGCGCATCAGCATGTTGCGCTTGAATGTCAGTCCCGACTGCAGGTAGACGCTGGCCTTTGTCGATCTTGCAAGCCCGTCCAGATTGACCGGCGGTTCAAACCACCGGCCGTTGGACCAGCACTCCAGGTAATCGAGAATTTCGCGGCCATCCAGCACCGGTACCGGCTCGCCGAACGTAAACGCCATTGATTCCCCGCCGGCCCCTTTGACCAGCAACTCGCCCTCGCGGGCTGGCTGCTCCAGCGCGCCGCCGCGCTGGCGGCGCTTGTTCGGCTTGCTCATGAGTAGATCTCCATGAAGCCGGTGTTGGCCGTGGTCTGGCCCTCCAGCGGCTCGTTTTGCAGTGCGTGAAAGAGCGCCCACGCCAGGTCGGCATGGCCGGTGGTCTCGTTGCGGCCGGCGGTGTAGGTGAACTGCCGCCCGCCAGCGGTAATAGTCTTGCGGATAGCCATAAGCGACTGGGCGACGTCCGTCCAGCCGGCGTCGAACTCCAGCCTACCCTTGCTGATAACGTCCACGGCCTTCATCACCAGGCGTGTCTTGACCTCGGGGCTGTAGGAGAACGTCCGTAGGCCCGGGAAGAACTGGCGCACCAGCTGGGCCACGGCCGCGCCCATGCCTGTGGTATCGATGCCGATGTAGGTCACCCAGTAGCGCTGGGTCACCTTGCGGATGGTCTCGGCCTGGGCGTTGAAGTCCATCCCACGGAACTGGTGGCGTTCGAGGATGCGGAACTTGCCGCCCGGCACCAGCGGTGGCGCCACCACGACCAGGCCTGCGCTGTCGGTGGTCTCAGCCGGGTCATACCCGACCCAGACCTGCCGGTCGGCGAACGGCCTGGCCGCAAAGGGCTTGTAGTCATCCCACACCGTCCAGCTGTCCACCATGCACGGTTGCAGCATGGCCAATGGGAAAATGCTCGCGCCGTCGTCGACGAACTCGCACATCAGCAGGTTCTGGAAGGCCGCGGCGTCGTACTCGATGCGCAGGTCGTCCAGGTCGAAGAGGTCACAGCCCCGCGCTTCAGCGTCGAGGATCGTCACAATCTGGCGCCAAATCTTGTCCTCGCACAGTCGCCCCTGCTGCAGCGCCTCATGGCTCACATCCAGCTTGATGTGCTGGGCGGTCGGCTTGCCCTTGTTCAGGCGTTCGCCCGTCCACCAGGTGTATGCCGGGTGCGCCATGCTGCTGGGCGTGGAAAAGTAGGTCTTGCGCCATTTCTTGTGCAGGGCCATGCCCGAGGCGACCTTGTTGATCTCCTTGAAGCCATGCACCCAGAAGAATTCGTCGAAGTAGAAATTGCCGGAGCGCCCCTGTGCCGTGCGGAAGTTGGTCCCCAGGAAGTGCAGCTCGGCGTTGTTCCACAGCACGATTGGGTCGCCGGTCAACTTCACGCCCAGGACTTCGTTGAGGAAGGCCTGCATGTAGGTCTTGAACTGGTGCGCCTGGGCCTTGCTCGCCGACAGGAAGATCTGATTGCGGCCGGTGGTGATCGCGTCGATCAGGGCCTCGCGTGCAAAGTAGAACGTCGCACCAATCTGCCGGCTCTTGAGCACCATACGGGTGCGCTGATTGCCGGCCCGGTACCAGTCCAGCTGGTAATCGAAGCAGCTGTCGCGGAACGCCTCGACCAGAGTCTCGATCTGCTGCTCGTCCAGCTCGTTGCGCACCGCCTGTTTTTTCGGCCCCTCATTGCGCTTGGCGATGTTGGGGTTGAGGTCGGTTTCGGTGCCGCCGCCCTGGTACCGCTGAATCCGCGCTTGGCGCTCCAGTTGCCGGTGCAGCAGGTCGATCTCCTTGAAGTCCCCGCCGGTCTTGCCCTCCTTCAGGATCAGCTGCACCAAGCGCGCCTCCAGCGCACCGCCGATGCGCTCGACGTTGTCCGCCCGGTCCCACTCGTCGCGGGCTTTCCAGCTGTGGACGGTTTTCTCCTTCTCGCCGAGGAAATCGGCGATATCGGTGATGCGCCACCCGGTCCAGTACAGGAACTTGGCTTGGCGGCGTGCGTCGGTGGTTGGTTGGGCGATAGCGTTCATGGCGCAGATGCTGCCGACCGCGCGCGCGAACCCCTACTGGCATCGCCTGTAACCGCCGGGCTTACAACCCCAGTACATTGCTGCCGACCGGCGCGCTGCGGACCATGCCCTCATCGCAAGGCACACCGCCACCGCAACGAGGATCCCCGGCATGGCCGAAAAGACCGACACCCCAGCAAAAAAACTTCGCTCCAAGTGGTTCCGGGTTGCCGTAGAAGGCGGCACCACCGATGGCCGGACCATTGAACGCTCCTGGATCGAGGAGATGGCCGCGCAATACAGCCCGAACACCTACGGTGCGCGCATCAACTGCGAGCACATCAAATGGGCTTGGCCGGGCGGTGAATTCGGCGCTTATGGCGATGTGCTGGCCTGTAAGGCGGAAGAGGTCGAAATCAATGGCGAGACCAAACTGGCGCTGTTCGCTCAGCTGCAGCCCAACGATGCGTTACTCGCCCTGAACGCCAAGAACCAGAAAATCTATACGTCGGTCGAGATCGATCCCAAGTTCGCCAAGACCGGTAAAGCGTACCTGGTTGGTCTGGCGATTACCGACACCCCGGCCAGCCTGGGTACCGAAGCCCTGCAGTTCAGCGCGCAGCAAGGCACCCTCACCGGCCGCAAGCAGAACAAAGACAACCTGTTCACCGCAGCTGAAGAGGTGCAACTCGAATTCGAGGAGGTGACGGATGGCCCCAGCATGTTCGCGGCACTGCGCGACAAGGTCGGTGGCCTCCTCAGCAAGAGCAAGGAAAAGGAAGGCAGGGATGCCACTAACTTCGCAGCCTTGGGCGAGCTGATCGAGCAGTTGGCTACCCACGGCGCCGAGCAAGCCGAAGCGATGACCAAAAGCCTGGCCGCTTTCGCCGAGCTGGAGGCCAAGTTCGCCAAGCTCAGCAGTGACCACGAAGCCCTGGTCACCCGCCTGGGTAGCACCCAGGACCACACCCAGAAGGATCGCCCATCGGTTCCCGGTGGCAGCGGTCGCGAACTCACCGACTGCTGATCGACAAAAGATCAAGGAACACCGGAGACCACCATGCGTAACGAAACCCGCCTGCTCTTCAACGAATACCTGGCCCAGCTGGCCAAACTTCATGGCGTACCTGACGTAACCACCAAATTCACCGCCAGTCCGGCTGTGGCCCAGAAACTGGAAAGCCGTATCCAGGAGTCCAGCCAGTTCCTGAGCGCGATCAACATCTATGGCGTCCCCGAGCAGATGGGTGAAAAGATCGGCCTGGGCGTGACCGGCAACATCGCCGGCACCACCGACACCGACGTCAAAGCCCGCGAGACACGCGACCCAACCGGCCTCGACAACCGCGGCTATGTCTGCACCCAGACGAACTACGACACCCACCTCAAGTACCAGAAGCTCGATGCCTGGGCCAAGTTCCCGGACTTCCAGGCCCGTATCCGTGACGCGATCATCAAGCTGATGGCGCTCAACCGCATCTGCATCGGCTGGAACGGCACCAGCCGGGCCGCCTCTTCCAACCCAGCTACCAACCCGCTGCTGCAGGATGTGAACGTCGGCTGGCTGGAGAAAATGCGCCTGGAGAACGCCGCGCGCGTGATGAAAGAAGTGGTCGACGGCAGCGGCAAGATCTCCATCGGCGCCGGCAAAGACTTCGAGAACATCGATGCCCTGGTGTTCGCCATGGTCAACGAGCTGATCGAGCCGTGGTACCAGGAGGACACCGAGTTGGTGGTGGTCTGCGGTCGCAAGATCTTGGCCGACAAGTACTTCCCGATCATCAACAAGGCCAACGCCCCGACCGAAATGCTGGCGGCCGACATCGTCACCAGCCAAAAGCGCATCGGCAACCTGCCGGCCGTGCGTGTGCCGCACTTCCCGGCCAACGGCCTGTTCGTGACCCGCCTGGACAACCTGTCGTACTACTGGCAGGAAGGCAGCCGCCGCAAGACCGTCGTAGACAATGCCGCCCGCGACCGGATCGAGAACTTCGAATCGGTCAACGAGGCCTATGTCATCGAGGACCTGGGCTGCGCCGCGTTCGCCGAAAACATCGAGATCGCGTGAGGGGTAACGTCATGACCAATCCCTGCCGGCGCCATTTCCAGCGCGTTACCGCGGCCCTTGCCGCGGCGGCCACCGCGCCTGAACAAACCATGGAAGGGGCCACCCAGTACGAGCTGCAGCTTGCTCAACTCCACCAGGACCGTCAGCGACTGTCCGCCATTCAGTCACGTGAAGGAAAAGGCAAGCTAAAGGCCGAGCTTCTGCCCGCCTACGAGCCCTATGTAGCGGGCGTGCTGGAGGCCGGCAAGGGTGCCCAAGACGAGGTGCTGACCACCGTAATGATCTGGCGCTTCGACGCCGGCGAATGGATCGGCGGCCTCGATGTGGCGGCCTACGTACTGCAGCATGGTCTGAAGATGCCCGACCGCTTCGAGCGTTCCACTGGCTGCATCGTGGCCGAAGAAATCGCCGAAGCCGCGCTCAAGGCCCAGAAAACCGGCGAAACCTTCCCTCTCGACATCCTGACCCGCACCGCCGAGCTGACCGCTGAAGAGGACATGCCCGATGAGGCCCGCGCGAAGCTGATGCTGGCCCTTGGAAAGGCCACCCTAACCGGTCTGGACGACGCCAATCCCGGACAGCCAGGCCAGATTCAGGCTGGTGTTGACCTGCTGCGCCGCGCCATCGAGCTGCACGATAACTGCGGCGGCAAGAAAGACCTGGAGCGCGCCGAGCGCCTCCTCAAGAAACTCGCTGGCCCTGCCAGCTAACCGAGCGTCCCACGCAACCCGGCGGCTCGGGGCGGATCAGCGGCTTTCTCCTTGGCCCAGCTGTGAAGCCCCGACCACCGCCGACCTATTCAGAGCACCGCGATCATGAGTGGATTCATTCCTGGCGGCCTGGCGCCCAGTCCTTCCGTACCCGGCGTGCACATCAACAGCGAGGCCTTTTGGCCCTCGATCGATCTGGACAAGCTGCGCGAGACCCTGCGCATCGATTCCAGCGTCACCGCTGCCCGGCTTGAGACCGCCGTGATTGCCGCTGTCATCAGCGTAAATCGCGAGCTGTCGGCATGGCGTGAGGCCAAACAGGCGGCGGGCTACGCCTCGCTTGAGGCAGTCCCAAGCGAGAGGGTGAAGGACCAATCCCAGCTGGTTTACCTGTATCAACGTGCGGTCGAGTGCGCGGCCGGTGCCGAGGTTTGTGAGCGGTACCGCAGCTACGACACCACTCGCAGCGGTGCCGAAGAGGCCGACAGAACCGAGCCGACGATCGACGACTACCGCCGCGATCAGCGCTGGGCTATTCGGGACATCCTTGGGACCTCCCGCACCACCGTGGAGCTGCTGTGATGTCCACTCAACTCCGAACCCAGCAAAACGATACCGTCGACGCGCTGTGCTGGCGTCACTACGGCCGAACGGCGGGTGTCGTTGAGGCTGTCCTCGACGCCAACCCCGGTCTGGCCGCCCTCGGCCCGGTGCTCAAGGCCGGCGTGCTGGTCGACCTACCCGAAATCCAAACCTCTGCGCCTGAACGCCAGATGGTGAACCTGTGGGAGTGACTGCCCATGACCAAACCAACCCGAAACCATGGAAGGACTCCCATGCCTGACCGTCCTGAAACCTGGGCCTTTCTCGCAACATGGCTCGAAAACAACTGGCCCGGGCTGTATGCCGGCCTGCTGGCGGCCCTGATTGCCGCCCTGCGGGTTGTCTATGGCGGCGGGAAGCTCCGCCAACTGGTCATCGAGGCACCGCTGTGCGGATTCGTTGCCCTATCGGCCAGCCATGGGCTGTCGTTGATCGGCATCCCACTGACCGCCGCACCTTTCTTCGGGGGCCTGATCGGCCTGCTGGGCATCGAGTTCGTTCGGGCGGCTGCGAAGAAAACTTTCACTCGCAAGGAGGGCACACTATGACTCTTCGCCATGGTGACCGCTCCCAGGCGGTGCGCGACCTGCAGCGCAAGCTCATTGCCCGCGGCGCCAAGATAAGCGCCGATGGCGTGTATGGTGACGCCACCGAGGCCGCTGTCCGTGCCTACCAGCACCAGGCAGACCTGGTTGCGGACGGTATCGCCGGCCCTAAAACGCTGGCCAGCCTGCAGGGTGCCGACTGCGCTCACCTGCTGAAAAATGCCGACATGGTGCGAGCTGCCGACCGCCTGGGCGTACCCCTGGCGGCTGTGTATGCGCTCAACGAGGTCGAGTCCAAAGGGCGTGGCTTCCTGGATAACGGCAAGCCGGTGATCCTGTACGAGCGACACATCATGTACGCCCGCCTGCAGAAGATCCGCCGGCCCGGTGACAACCAGGACGAGCTGGAGCAGCTGACCGATCAACTTCGCCAGCGTTCCGACGAGCTGGCCAAGCAGTTCCCGGCCCTGGTCAATCCGAAGTTCGGCGGCTATGTCGGCGGTACCGCAGAACACCAGCGCCTGGCCCAGGCCCGGATGATCGACGAGCAGGCCGCCCTAGAATCCTGCAGCTGGGGCGCCTTCCAGGTGATGGGCTTCCACTGGGAGCGACTGGGCTATCCCAGCGTCCAGGCCTTCGTCGATGCTATGAGCCGCAGCGAGTCGGACCAGTTGGAGGCCTTCGTCCGCTACATCGAGGCCGACCCTACCCTGCTCAAGGCCCTCAAGTCGCTCAAATGGGCCAAGGTGGCCGAGCTGTACAACGGCCCGGACTACAAGCGGAACCTATACGACGTGAAGCTGCAACGCGCCTTTGAGCGGCACCAGGACTGCGGCTGCGGACAGGAGGCAGCCTGATGGACCTGCGCGACGGGGTGCTGGCCGGTGCTCTGTTCGCCGCGGTGTCGGCCGGGCTGTGGGGTTGGGGTCAACAGCTCCTGCTCGGGACTGAGAAGGCCAAGACCAAGGGGCTGGAGGGCCAGCTCACAACCGCCCAGGCCGATGCCCGCCGCAACCTGGCCACCGCCACCGAGCTGAAATCCACCCTGGAGCGCGAGCGCAACGGCCAGGCCCAACTCCTGAAGACTCAGGGCGAACTGCGCCAGGGCTTGGCCACCCGCCAACGCACAATCGAGGCACTCAAGCATGAAAATGACCAACTCCGGGACTGGGCTCGCCAGCTTCTGCCTGATGCTGCTCGCCGGCTGCGGGAGCGTCCCGCCCTCACCGGCGCCGACGCTTACCGTCAATGGCTGTCCGGTGGTGGTCCCGTGCGTCCTGCCGGCGACGGCGCCGACGGCCAACGGGGACCTTCTCAATGACCAGGACATTGTTGAACAGGCCTGGGCCGAATGTGCCGCCCAAGTCGACCGTGTCTATCAGCACCAGGTGAACCCATGAACAAGCCCAATAGCCTCCGCGACCATCTGCTCGCGGCCGTCCCTGGCCTCAAGCCAAACCCCGATGCGCTGCTGATGTTCATCGACGCCGGTAAGGTCCGCTGCACTGCGGCTCCAACCCTGTCGTTCGAATACAGCTACACGCTGCAAATCATCCTGACCGACTTCGCGGGTCACCCCGACAGCGTGATGCTGCCGATTCTGGGCTGGCTCCGGGTCAACCAGTCGGAACTGTTGGTCAACCTCGAAAAGGCCGCCAACAGCGTCAAGTTCGAGGTCGACCTTATCGACCGGAGCAAGGTGGACATGAGCATTACCCTGCCGCTGACCGAACGTGTCGTGGTCAAGCGCCAGGCGGACGGGACCTATGACGTCACCCACCCCGGCGAACCGCAGTACGAGCCATACCAGGACTATGGCGAGGTGACCATCTTCGCAGATGGCCAGCCGCTGGCCTCTTGGCTGCCGCCGTCGGCGCCGGAAGGCATGGCGTTGTCGGTACCGCATCCAAGGCGACCAAGCCATGGCTGATCTTGAAGCCCTGGAGGACTGGGTAAGTCCGCTCCTACAGCGCATCGAGCCGGCGGAGCGCTCCAAGCTGGCCCGCTCGATAGCCCAACAACTCAGGCGCAGCCAGCAGCGGCGCATCACAGCGCAACAGAACCCGGACGGCTCGGCGTATGTGCCCCGCAAACCACGACAACTGCGCGGCAAAAAAGGGCGAATCCGCGCCAAAGTGAAGATGTTTCAGAAGCTGCGCACCGCGACCTTCATGAAAGCCCGTGGTGACGGAAACGCGGCCACCGTGGGTTTCACCGGTCGAATCGCCAGGATTGCACGGGTGCACCAGGAAGGCCTACGCGATCGTGCAGCCCGCAATGCGCCGGCCGTCCAGTACGACCAGCGCGAGCTCCTCGGCCTCACCGACACCGAACTCGACCAGGTTCGCGACACCTTGCTCGCTCATCTGACCCTGTAACAGCCCTCCCTACAAGGCCATGGTGATGCGCGCACGCGTAGGCGGCGCGACCATCACCAGCATGAACAGCCTCGCCGAACTTGCCCGCCTCATAGAAAACCTTGTCCGCTTTGGCACCATTGCCGAGGTGCAGCACAAGCCGCCTCGTGTGCGGGTGCGCACTGGCGAGTTGCTGACCACCTGGTTACCGTGGCTCGCCCTCCGCACCGGCGCCGACCGAGAGTGGGACCCACCCACCGTCAACGAGCAGGTCATTCTTCTTTCACCGAGTGGCCAACTCGCCAACGGCGTGGCAATCACCGGGCTCTTCAGCGATCTCATTCCGCCGAATGGTGACCGCCCAGGCCTGCACCGCCGCACCTATGCAGACGGCGCTGTCATCGAATACGACAGCGAAGCTCACCACCTGAGCGCTGCACTTCCGTCGGGTGGAACTACCGAACTCATCAGTGACGGCGGAATTCGCATCGTCGGCGACATAGACCATCAAGGGGACTACACCCAAAAAGGCAACCAGAACGTCACCGGCACGGTGATCGTCTCGGAAGACGTCGTGGCCCAGGAAATCAGCCTGGTCAGCCACCTGCACCGCGGCGTCATGAGCGGCCCAAGCAAAACCGGGGTCCCCGTGAAATGAACCGACACACCGGAGAAGCCATCGGGGAAGAGGACCACATCATTCAATCGATCGTGGACATCCTCACCACCCGTATCGGGACCAGAGTGATGCGCCGCGACTATGGCAGCTTGATCCCCGAACTGATCGACCAACCCCAGAATTCTGCAACGCGGCTGCGCCTTTACGCCGCCTCTGCCATGGCCATCATGCAGTGGGAGCCCCGGATCACTCTCAATAAGGTTCGCCTCGATGTCGATTCCATGACGGGCGCTGCCACCCTTGAAATCGAAGCCAGGCAGATCGACACCAATGCACCGCTGAGCATCCGCACGCCACTACAGCTGGGGGCCGCCCGATGAGCGCAACCCGCATGATCGATCTGAGCTTGCTGCCGGCGCCAGACATCATCGAGATGCTCGATTTCGAGACCATTCTCGACGCACGCAAGGCGCGTTTTGTCAGCCTTTATCCGATCGAGGAGCAGCCAGCCGTCGCGGCGCGGCTAGCGCTCGAGTCGGACCCCGTGGTCAAGATGCTGGAGGAGAACGCCTATCGTGAGCTCATCCTCCGCCAACGGGTCAACGACGCGGCCAAGGCAAGCTTGCTGGCCTATGCCAAGGGCGCCGACCTGGACAATCGTGCGGCCGATTACGGCGTGCAGCGGCTGACCATTCGGGCGGCTGATCCAGACGCGGTACCGCCTGTGGCAGCAGTGATGGAAAGCGACGAGGCGCTGCGCTACCGCACGCGTCTATCGCTGGAAGCGCTGTCCGTCGCAGGCAGTAGCGGCGCATATGAATATCACGCGATGAGTTCGTCGGCCGAGCTGGTGCACGTCTCAGTCGATTCGCCCCGGTTTTCCGGGGTGGCGGTGCCAGCTGCGGTGAAAGCGCAGCTACCCGCCGGGGCCATTGTTGTGGTCTGCGACTACGACGCAGGCTTGGCCAATCCGCTACCTGGCGACGTATCGCTGGCTGTCCTGCCCAGGCCAAACAGCACCGTGCCAGAGGTGCAACTGGTGTCGATTGTCCTAAAGGCGCTGTCGGCAGAGGATGTGCGCCCAGTAACGGACCGGCCACGGGCGCAGGTTGGTATCCCGACCGACTTCAAGGTCGAGGCAGTCCTCTGGGTAGAGGACGGGCCAGATCCTGATGTTGTCCTCGCCACCGCCAGGGCCAGCTTGGATACCACCATTGCCGCCTCGCGCCGGCTGGAGGGGAAGTTGCCGGTTTCGGCTATCTATGCAGCGTTGCACGTAACAGGGATCAGTCGGGTTGACCTGGTCCAGCCGGTCGAGGGGGTGGTGTGTGACAAGCGACATTACCCGCGCGCCACCTCCATTGACCTGACCAGCAGGTTGGCCACATGAGCCTGCTACCCCGCAACGCCACGCTGCTGGAGCGCTCGCTGGAGCGCGTCGGCGAGTTGGGTGTGGACCCAGAAATCATTCGCGGCGTGGCCGATTCGGCGCGCTGCCCGCCTAATTTCCTGCCCTGGCTGGGCTGGGCGCTCAAGGTGGAAGGCTGGGAAGCGGCCTACACCGACGAGCAGCGCCGTGCACTGATCCGCGAGGCGATTCCGGTTCACAAGACCAAGGGCACCGTCGGAGCAGTCCGGCGAGTACTCAAGGCAGTGCGGGTCAACGCGGAGTTCAAGGAGTGGCACCAGATACCGAACGCCGCGCCGTACACGTTCCAGGTCACGGCCTGGGCCAACGAAAACCGGGCGGGTGAGGGTTCAATTATCTCCCCCGAGCTGGGCGCGCGTTTGCGTGCCCTGGTCGATGCGGCGAAGAACGAGCGCAGCCATTACGAGTTTCGGCTGGGTGCCCGCTTCGACGGCGGTCTGGTGCTCGGTAACGCCTTCCAGGCGCGCGCCGTACAGCATCGATCCATGGATGCCCAGGCGGTGCCGTTCGATCCCATGGCGCAGATGGTGCTGTTTGCCAATGCCCTCAACGCGTCCAGCGTATCCCGGCGATTTGCCGAGGCGCAGGGCGTACCCATTCAAGCAGAAGGTGCCCCGCTGGTGGCCAACGCGGCGCAGGTGCGCACGGTCGTGCGGGGCTACATGGAGGCTGTTCTATGAGTACAGGCTTGCAACCTGTCATCACCAAGGCCGGCCTGGCGGCGATCCTGACGGCGACGAAAACCGGCCTCTCGGCCGAGATTAGCCATATCGCCCTGGGCAGCCAGGCCTACACCCCGAGCGCCGAGCAGAAGACCCTGCGCAACGAGGTGGCGCGCTTTCCGATTTCCAGCGGCGAGAAGCTGAGTAGCACGCTGTTGCACCTGACTGCTGTCGCCGATGGCGCGGCAGCGTACTGGGTGCGCGAGGTCGGGATTTTCCTGAGCGACGGCACCCTGTTGGCGGTCTGGTCGCACCTGACCGAGGCGCTGGCCTACAAAGCCGCCAACATCGACCTGCTGCTGGCCTACGACCTGTCACTGGCTGCGCTGCCGGCGGACAGCGTGACCATTACCAGCGTGGCCGCCGGCCTCAACCTGACGCTGGCCGAGCCTCTGGCCGTGCAGGCCACGGCGCTCATTGCCGAGCAGCTGCGCACCCTGCAGCAGCAAGACCGCCTGGTTAGCCAGGAACGCCTACAGCGCATTGCAGAAGAGCAAATCAGCGGTCTGCTGGAGCGTATGAGTGCTGCCGAGAAAACCGCCACCGAAACGCGTGACAGCCTGCTGAGCGCGACAGTTGCCAATGCCACCGGCCTGATGGCCCTTCAATACACCGTTGTTCAACACCTGTACGGATCATAACCATGAGCCTTGAAACTGAAATCGCCGCGCTGGTCGCGGCAAACAACAAGCTGATCGACTATTTCAGCGGTAAAAAGACCGCGATTGACGCTGCCGTGTCGGCAGCGGTTGCGGCAGCACCGTCGATTGTTCGCGCCTACTGGGTGGACCCGCAGTTGGGCGACGACAACGCTATCGGTACCGAGGCCAGCCCGTTCAAGACCCTGCAGCGGGCGGTCGATGCCACCCCGGACGGCGGGCGGGTTACGGCGTGGCTGGCCAGGGACTATGTGCTGGATAAGAGCATCCTCACAGCCGGCCGTCAGTTGATCGTTGCAGCTGTGGCTGGGTCGGGGCGAAAGCTGATTTGCAATGAGTTTCTGCCCGATGGCAGTGACCAGCTGACTCGCATGGGATCGTTCTGGTTGTCGAATGGCTCGACCCTGCAGCTGCTTAACGTGACAGTCAGTCTCCCGGCCTCGAGCGCCGGTGATCTGAGCGCCTACTATGCGCTCGCTTTTGCCAGCGGATCGTCGGCCCCGATCCTTATGCAGGTGCGCATGTACAACTGCACGCTTGAGCTGCGCGGCACTTTCCGGGGCAGGCTGATCGGGCCAGGCTCGGCGCTTATTGCGCTGTCAATGACCGGTACGGCGGTGCCTTCGGCACTCAATGGCTCGCTGTTTGTGGGTATCGCGGCGGGCACCCTGTCCAAAGACTTGGGCCACATCATTACCAACCTGTCGAGCCTGTGAGGCGATCATGCAAAAGACCTTTCTGAACGTCGTTTACGGCGAGACCAACTACAACGGCTTCGACTTCGAGGCGCTGCCCATTGGCGCGGCGCTGCTGGTGGCCCAGCAGCAAATCGAGAAGGCGGCCGACCAGGCATTGGCGGCGGTGCTGGGCGATCCGCTGCGCGCTATCGAGAACCAGCTGGCCGAGGCCGAGGCGAAGGCCTTCAAGCTGGCGGGTTACGCCGGTGAGGTGCCGCTGACCGTACAGGCCGTGGTCGATGCCCAGGGCGTCGATCCCATGGAGGCGGCCGAGTCGATCCTGCAGGAGGCGCAGGCGTGGCACGCGGCCGTCTGCTCAATCCGGGCGGCCCGCCTCAAAGGTAAGGTCGAGGTGCTCAAGGCAACCACGCATGGGCAGGCCGAAGACTTTGCAGATACGGCAATCAATGCCATCCGCGCAGCAGTCGGTAGCGCTTAAACACCTTGTAGCTACCTGGACTACAAGCCCTCTCAATCGCATCTCATCGTCGCGCGCGTCAGCCTGTGCAGTGTCTTCCAACCACCGCACAGGCACTCAACCATGGCCGACGAATACCATCACGGCGTCCGGGTCCTCGAAATCAGCGAGGGCACCCGCCCAATCCGAACCGTTTCTACCGCCGTCGTCGGCTTGGTCTGCACCGCAGACGACGCCGACGCCTCGGTTTTCCCGCTCAATACTCCCGTCCTGCTGACCAACGTACAGGCCGCCATCAGCAAAGCCGGCACCAAGGGAACTCTGGCCGCCAGCCTGCAGGCGATTGCAGACCAAACCAAGCCTGCGACCGTCGTCGTGCGGGTGGCAACCGGTGCGACCCCTGCAGAAACCACCAGCAACCTGATCGGCACCACCACCGCCACCGGCAAGTACACCGGCATGAAGGCGCTGCTGGCCGCCAAGACCCGCCTCAAGGTCACCCCACGCATCCTGGGGGTGCCAGGCCTCGACTCTTTGCCAGTGGCCACCGCCTTGGTATCGATCGCCCAGCAGCTACGCGCGTTCGCGTACGTCGCCGCCTCGGGCTGCAAGACCAAGGAAGAGGCCGTCGCCTACCGCGAGAATTTCGGTGCCCGTGAAGTCATGGTCATCTGGCCGGACTTCGAACAGTGGAGTACGGCCAGCAATGGCACCATCCCTGCGCCGGCAGTAGCCCGAGCCTTGGGCCTGCGCGCTAAGATCGACCAGGAGATTGGCTGGCACAAGACCCTCTCCAACGTTCCGGTCAATGGCGTAACCGGCATCACCGCCGATGTGTTCTGGGACCTGCAGAACCCGGCAACCGATGCGAATTACCTCAACAGCAACGAGGTGACCACCCTTATCAACGAGGACGGCTTCCGTTTCTGGGGCTCGCGCACCTGCACCGAAGACCCGCTGTTCGCGTTCGAGAACTACACCCGCACCGCGCAAGTCCTGGCCGACACCATGGCCGAGGCGCACCTGTGGGCGGTCGACAAGCCAATGCACCCATCCCTGGTCCGGGACATGCTGGAAGGTATCAACGCCAAGTTCCGCGAGCTGATCGCCGGCGGCTACCTGATCGGTGGCAGTGCCTGGTACGACGAGCAGGTCAACACCGAAGCAACCCTCAAGGCCGGCAAACTCGCCATCGACTACGACTACACGCCTGTGCCGCCGCTTGAGGACCTCTCGCTGCGCCAGCGCATTACCGACCGCTACCTGGCTGACTTCGCCAGCCGCGTCAACAGCTGACGGAGACCATATCCATGGCCATGCCACGCAAGCTCAAGAACCTCAACCTGTTTAACGATGGCGGCAGCTATCTCGGCGTTTGTAAGACCGTCACCCTGCCCCCGCTCAGCCGCAAGATGGAGGGCTACCGCGGCGGCGGTATGAACGGCCCGGTCAAAGCTGACCTCGGCTGGAGCGATGACGGCATCCAGCTGGAGTGGAAGCTCGGCGGTTTCGACGACCAGGTCATTCGCCAGTTCGGCGCCATCAAGGCTGATGCCGTACTGCTGCGTTACACCGGCACGTATCAGCAAGACGATACCGGCGTGCACACCGCCGTCGAGATTGTTGTCCGCGGTCGTCACGAAACCATCGAGGCAGGCGAGGCCCAGGCCGGTGAGGACACCGAGAAGAGCATCACCACCACCTGCAGCTACTACAAGCTGACCATCGACGGCGAAGTCCTGGTCGAGGTCGACCTCCTCAACTTCATCGAGATCATCGACGGCGTCGACATGCTCGCCGAACAACGCAAAAACCTGGGCATTTGATCCCGCCCCCTGACAGAACACTGGAGCCACCATGGAAATTACCGAAGCCACCGCCGCCGCAGCCACTGCCGAAGCCAAACAACTGAACGACAACCAGGTCGAGCTGGACACCCCGATCCAGCGTGGCAAAACCGAAATTGCCGTCATCACGCTGCGCAAGCCCACCGCAGGCGAGCTGCGCGGTATCCACCTGTCCGAGTTGCTGCAGATGGATGTGGCGAGCCTGATCAAGCTGATCCCGCGCATCAGCGAGCTCAATGAGTACGAGGCCGGCCGCCTGGACCCTGCCGACCTGGTCGCTGTGGGCGTGAAAGTGTCCGGTTTTTTGCTGCAGAAGCGGATGAAGACGGACGCGTCCCTCGTTGCGTAGAAGATGCCATGGCCGATGTGGCCGTGGTTTTCCACTGGACGCCGAGCGACATGGACGTGCTCGGCGTGAAGGACCTGATGGACTGGCGCGAGCGGGCGCGGTTGAGGAGTAGCAACAATGGCCAATGACCTGCGCCTAGAAGTGGTGTTGAGCGCGATCAACAAAGCCACCGCACCGCTGCGCCAGATCAGTCAGGGCAGCCAAGAGACCGCCAAAGCCCTCAAGGCTGCCCGGGACAGCCTCAAGGAACTGAACGCCCAGCAGAAGGATGTGAGTGCTTGGCGTTCCCAGCTCACCGAAGCCCGCAAGACCGCCGATGCCCTGAACGCGACCCAGAGCCGCGTCCAGGAGCTGGCCGGCGCGCTGCGTGACCAGGAGCGTGCAGTCCAGCCGCTCCAGGCCAGCTATGACAAGCTCCAGGGCGAAACCTCTGCCCTGAACGATCACCACAAATCCCTCACCGCGCAGCTGAAGCAAACCCGCGAGCAGGCACGAGCGGCCAACCAAGTATGGCAAGAAAACCGCAAGCGCATCAGGGACCTGGGCGAGCAGATCGGCAGGACGAACCAGCCCACAGAGCAACTGCGCAACGAATATGCGGCCCTTGTTACACAGCAGCAGGCTCAACTGACACTGGTGCGTCAGCTCAGTGGTAGCCAGAAGGAACTACAGCAGCAACACCGTGCCAGCGCGGCCGAGGCCCGTGAGCATCGGGAGCGCCTGTCGGCGCTTGGCAACCAACTGCAGGAAGCACGTGCACCGATGCAGGGGCTCAACCAGGAGTTCCGCACCGCCCTGCGCGAGGCGCGGGCCCTGAAATCCCAGCATGCCTCACAAGAGCAGGCACTCCAGGCTCTGCGCGCCAAGCTGTCAGCCGCTGGGATCAGTACCCGCGACCTGGCAAGCCATGAGCGCAAGCTGCGCGACCAGATCAGCGCCACCAACGAAGCCATCAGCGCCCAGGCCAAGCGCATGGACCAGCTGGCGGCCAAGCAGGCGAAGTTGGCCAAGGCCCGCAGCGATTTGGAAAAAGCACAGCGCTTGGGGGCGAGCATGGCCGGTACCGGCGCGGCCGGCCTGGCCACCGGTTATGCCGCAGCACAGCCGGTGAAAGCCGCGATTCAAGCCTTTGCACCCAACGAGGATTCGGCCACACAGCTGAAGGTCTCGATGATGGGCAACAACGGCCAGGTCGCCGAAGACTTCCAGAAGATCACCGACCTGGCCACGCGTCTGGGCGATCGTCTGCCTGGCACCACCGCCGACTTCCAGAACATGATGACCATGTTGCGCCGGCAAGGCCTGAGCGCGCAGAGCATCCTGGGCGGCACCGGCGAAGCGGCCGCCTACCTGGGCGTGCAGTTGAAGATGCCGGTGGAAGAATCGGCTGAGTTCGCGGCGAAGATGCAGGACGCTACACGCACATCTGAAAAAGACATGATGGCGTTGATGGACACCATTCAGCGCGGCTTCTATGCCGGCGTTGACCCAGGCAACATGCTGCAGGGCTTCAGCAAAATCGCGCCGGTGATGGACGTCATCAAGAAAACCGGCATCGAAGCGGCGAAAGAGCTTGGGCCATTGCTGATCATGATGGACCAGGCCGGCATGGAGGGCGGCGCTGCCGGTAACGCCTACCGCAAGATCTTCCAGGCAGGCCTGGACAAGGGCGGTGTCGAGGATGTCAACGACTCCACAGCGTTGAAAAGCCGAGGAATCAAGCTCAACTTTACCAACGACGATGGTAACTTCGCGGGTCTGGAGAACCTCTACAAGCAGATCGAGAAGCTCAAGGTACTCAACGACGAAGATCGTACTGCAACGATCAAGTCGCTGTTCGGCGACGACGCCGAGACCATGGCCGTCCTCAACACCATGATGAACAAGGGCCTGGCCGGATATCAGGAGGTGCAGCAAAAGCTCCAGGACCAGGCCGATTTGCGGACTCGCGTCAACGAGCAACTGGGAACGCTGAGCAACGTCATGGAGGCGGCCGAGGGCAGCTTCACCAATGCCATGGCCGATTTTGGCGCGGCAGTCGCCCCGGAACTCAAGGGGCTGATCCCTACCCTGGGTGAAATGGCAGCCAGCGTCGGCGCCTGGGCCCGGGAGAACCCTGGGCTGGCTGGTGGTCTGGTGAAGATTGTTGCGGCCGTCGCGGTGCTCGCCGCCGGCTTCGGGGCCTTGGCAATCACCATGGCCAGTCTGCTCGGCCCCTTCGCCATGGTGCGCTATGGCATGACGCTGTTCAGCGTGAAGGGCGCCAGTGTGTTGCCGGTGGTCGGGAAGCTGGCCAGTGTGCTCAGCGGTGGACTGTTGACGGCAATTCGGGCTGTCAGCATCGCCTTGTGGGGCTTGGCCATGAACCCTGTAGCGCTGGCCATTGCGGCTGTCGTCGCGGTGCTGGCCGGCGGTGCGTACCTGCTCTATCAAAATTGGGACCAGGTCAAAGCGTATTTCGCCAACTCCTGGACCGAAATTCGCGCGGGCTTCAGTGCTGGCATCGGCGGCATTCTCACCGTTCTGGCCAACTTCAGCCCGATCGGACTGATCTACCAGGCCTTTGCGGGAGTGTTGAACTACCTGGGCATCGAACTGCCGGCCCGCTTCACAGAGTTTGGCAGCATGATCGTCAACGGCCTGGTTAATGGCCTGCTGGCAGGCCTGGGACAGATCAAGAGCGCCATTGGTAATCTCGGCGATTCTGCAATTGGCTGGTTCAAGGAAAAGCTCGGCATCCACAGCCCGTCACGGGTATTTGCCGAGCTGGGTGGCTTCACCACGGAGGGACTGGCTGTCGGCGTCAATGCCGGCGCGAAAGCTCCGCTCGATGCCGTCGCTCGCATGGGGCAAGACCTGACTAAAGCCGGTCAGTTCGACCTGCAGGCCAATGCGCCAGAAGTCGGGGCGAGTAAGGACCTGGTTACGAGCGCAAGCAGCTTAGGCGCGCAGTTGGCCCAGGCCGGGGCGCTGGACAAAAACTTTGCGACACCAGGCATTGATCAGGCGATTCCCGCGAACATTGCCGAGCTGAATAGCCAGTTGGCCAAGGTCGGGCGCCTGGACATCCAAGAAGCGGTGCCACCGGCCGGATCGGGCCAGCAGCGCCCTGCCGAAGTGCTCAGCCTGAGCAAAAAATTGGCCAAGGTTGCACCGCAGGAGGTCCTGGCAGCGGCTCCACAAGTCGACGCCGGCCGACCGGCTGCTGAGGTCATCAGCTTGAGCAAGCAGTTGGCCAACATCGCAGCGCCTGACGTCCAGCCATTGGTGCCACAAGTCGACGCCGGCCGGCCGGCTGCCGAGGTCATCAGCCTGAGCAAGCAGCTGGCCAACATCGCAGCGCCTGACGTCCAGGCATTGGTGCCAAAGGCCGACGCCAGCCGACCAGCTGCCGAAGTCGTCAGCCTGAGCAAGCAGTTGGCCAACATCGCATCGCCTGACATCCGGGCATTGGTGCCACAGATCGACGCCAACCGACCAACTGCCGAGGTCATCAGCCTGGGCAAGCATTTGGCTAACTTGCGCCAACGGGATCTGCAGGCAGTTGCTCCCCAGCTTGGTGCCGGCCAGTCCCTAGCGGCGAACGCAGCCCCAGGTATCACCCTGGACAGCCGGCCTCCTATTGCAGGCGCTGCGCCCAGCATCAGCGACAGCCACGACGTCATCACAATCAACATTCACCCGACACCGGGTATGGACCCACAAGCCATTGCCCGGGCCGTCAGCGCTGAGCTGGACCGCCGTAACCGCGAGAAATCCGCCCGCCAGCGCAGCCGCCTCTCTGACCAGGAGTAACCCGACATGATGCTCGCCCTGGGCATGTTCGTTTTCAGTCTGCACACCTTGGCCTATCAGGAAATGCAGCGACAAACCGATTGGCGTCACGCCGCGAACAACCGTGTCGGAGCGCAGCCAGCACTGCAGTTCCTCGGCCGCGGCGAAGACGCCATTACGCTTCCAGGACTGCTGCTTCCCGAACTGGCGGGTACAACCGTCAGCCTGGATGCCCTGCGCCAGATGGCCGATACGGGCAAGGCCTGGCCGCTGGTTGAAGGTACGGGCCGATTGCTCGGGCTGTGGGTTATCGAAAGTCTGAGCGATAACAGAACAGTTTTCTTCCAGGACGGCGCTGCCCGGCGCATCGATTTCACCATCAAGCTCAAGCGCATCGATGACGGTCGCAGCGACTTGCTCGGCTCCGGTGTAAGCAGCGGCCTGAACATCCTGCGGGGGTTGCTGTGATCGATGCGGCCCTCTCGAAAGTTACCGGCTACCTACGCGATGCCATCGACGGCTTGCAACGCGACGCTGCCTATCCGATACCGGCATTTCGCATCACCGTGGACGGCAACGATATCGCCATGCGGATCGCCTCCCGTCTTATGAGCCTGCATCTGACGGACAACCGGGGGCTTGAAGCGGATCAGCTGAGCATCACGCTGAGCGATCACGACGGGTTGCTCACGATACCGCCCCGGGGCGCAGTGATACGCCTGTGGCTCGGCTGGAGCGACACCGGCCTTATCGACAAGGGGAGCTACATTGTCGATGAAACAGAGCACAGTGGCGCGCCGGATATCCTGAGCATTCGCGCCCGATCGGCGGATCTGCGCAAGGGCCTCAAGACCAAGCGCGAGCGCAGCTGGAGCACCACAACGCTCGGCAAGGTCTTACGCGATGTTGCCTTAGGCAACGGACTTACCGCGAAAATAGCCGGCACATTGGACGGCCAAACGATCCACCAGCTGGACCAGGCCAACGAGTCCGACGCCAACCTGCTAACCCGCCTCGGCGAGGACTTCGATGCCGTGGCCACTGTGAAAGCTGGTTGCCTGGTGTGCATGCCGGCAGGCGGCGGCAAGACAGTCAGCGGCCTGGGCCTGCCACACATCACCCTCACCCGCCGTGACGGCGATCAGCACCGCTTCCTCCAGGCTGATCGCGACAGCTACGACGGTGTACGCGCCTACTTCTACGACGTCAACAGTACGAAAAAGCAGGAAGCCATTGCCGGGGGAGGCGAAAACCTCAAGGACCTTCGACACACTTATAGCGACCGTCAGTCTGCATTGCGGGCCGCCAGGGCCGAGCTGAACCGCCTGCAGCGGGGTAGCGCAACGCTCAGCTATACGCTGGCCAAAGGCCTGCCAAATCTGATCCCCGAACTGACGTACACGCTCCAGGGGGTAAAGGCCGAAATCGACGAAATCATCTGGTACGGCGGCAACGTGCAACACAGCCTGACGGACAGTTCCGGTTACACAGTCAGCCTGGAGCTGGAAAGCAAGTTGCCGGAGGACAGCGTTGATGGCCTTCTCGAGGACGGGGTGAGAGGCAAAATCGAATACACCGGCATCATCGCGTTCTACCGAGACACGGCCACCGGGCAAGAGAAGTCGGTCACGGCCGGCGACCAGACCAGACCGAGACGACTGCGGCATGTGTACGTGAGCGAGAAAAATGCTCGTCGGGCCGCTAATCGTGAATGGCAACGCCTCAGGGAGCCTTGATCAAGACTCTTGAGCGAGTTTATCAATTACTAAGCAACTCATTGAAAGAGACAGGTTAGTGTGAGTTTTCGCCCAGTACCTGCCCCACACCAAATCATCGTCATTATTCATTCCAATATAGGTCCTAACCACTCCATGAAGACTCACAAGTTCATTCACAAGAGTGATTATCGCCGTAGCAGCGTCCTCATGTTTCGGTACAATCAACACAACCCTCGCATTTGAACGCAGCCGAACCGCTTGGAATTCATGATAACCAACCCCATAAAACATTGAGACATGTTGAAGATGCTCAAAGAAAACATCTACATCAAAGCTATCTCCTTTTATTTGCCCCATGAGCACTGCCACAGAATGTTCAAGTGAAGCAAACGTTTCGTAGTCGGGTTCTCCATACCACGCCTCTGCCTTAAAGCCGCTTGCCGGAAACATCTTTACATATAAGCTGCTAGGAAAAATATATGGCTTGACATATCGCTCATCGGAAGCACTTCTCGTGACATGGGCAACCACAAGCTTTTCAAAACTCTCTCTATGCTTCAGATAATTACCAAATCTATTGTTTTTTACAGCCTCGTCATACTGTTTCGAAGCAACTTCAATCTGCATAGCAGCTTCGTTAGAGCGGTGGATTGCGGCCACTAAAGCTGCCAAGGGAAGCGAAGCACCCGCGATAGTTAGAGCAAACTTAAAGTGCTCAAAAAAATTCCGAATACACGTAGAACTTAAACACAGACCACCAAGCTCTGTATTAATTGCAATCAGAACCCCGAGACCCAAGCCCAACAACAACGGGAACGCTATTGAAAATTGGAAAAGCCTTGAGCGCGCCAACGTTTTATGCTTCTTCGAATCCATTTTATTACTTACTCCTCCAGTCCAAAACCCGACATCTAGCCGCGTCGTACAAAATTATCGAACTGCCAGTAAAGCATCGAGAAAACGAACTATGTCTTCTCGTCCTTGATCGTCTAGTTGCCTGAACATTCTAATAACCACTTGCTCAAGCTTGTTGAGCTCGGTCGCTTCATGCGCCTTCGACTGATTGCTTTGCACCTCGTTCTTCATCGACATGTTTCACTCCATTTCACACGTGCGGGCGCCCGGTACCAACCTCGATACCTACCAAAGCACCCGGTGACGGGAGATTTCGGCACGCTCCGGCGTGCCAGGAGCCGACCTATCGATTGAATGCGGCGAGCAGCCGCTCAACAGCAGCTCGATCTTCCGTATCGAGCGAACGGATTTGCCGCAGGATTTCCGCCTCACCAGCTGCGAGTGACGTCTCTGGGGAAGGGAGTCGCTGCCCAGTGATTACGTAAAGGATGTCGACTCCCTGGTGCGCAGCCGCTGCCAAATAGTTTGCATCCGGGCTCCGCTCGCCTTTCTCGTAGTTGTATTGAGTATTTTTTGATGCACCCGCCAGAGCAGCAAACTCGGTCTGATTTAGACCCAAGCGCTCCCGTTCTTCTTTAAGGCGTTCGCCAATTCCCACAAACGTCTCCATAGACGATTGACTTTCCCTCGTTTGAGGGAAATAATCATCACGCCATCACACGAAATCACACGAAACGAGACTATGCCGAACACCTACCCCACCGAGCAAGCATGCCGGGAAGCGCGCGCTCGCCTCGCGCAACAAGGAATTTCAGCGAAAGAGTGGGCTGAGAAGCATGACCTCAACCCCTCCACCGTGTACGCGGTCCTGAACGGCCAGAAAAAGTGCCTCCGGGGTGAAGCGCACCGTGCAGCAGTACTGCTCGGCATAAAACCCGGTCCTGAAAATTAAGCCCCCTGGCTCAAGGAGGAAACCAGAACATGAAGCGACCAGTTCTAGAAACCCTTCGCCAGGTAGTGAGCGCAGTGGTATGCGCCTACCCCGGCGGTCGTGAATGCGCGGCCCCCCGTCTCGGTTACGAACTCAAGCAGTTCGACAACCGCGTCTATGAGAACGCCGGTAGCCGCCCACTGACTTACGACCAGATCCACCTTCTGGAAACCGACGCCGGTACCACGCACCTGCCCGAGTTCATCGCCAAGATGTACGGGGGCATGTTCGTGCCGCTTATCCAGCCCGAAGACCTGGACAACGTCGAGCTCTACCAGCGCTCAGTGCGGGCTGCTGCCAAGCGTGGGGTAGTCGACCAGATCATAGCCAAGTCCCTGGAAGACGGCGTCATCGAGGAAGACGAAGCCAAATTCATCATGGATGCGCACCACCAGTACCTCTCCGCTCGCACGGCCGAGGTGACAGCGACCATCCAGCTGCATACGAAAGGGGATTCGAATTGAGCACCTATAAGCTCGTTTGCCCCCACTGCTCCAGCCGCATGCGCATCCGCACTAGCGAAGGCAAACACATCTTCCTGCGGATCGCTTACCTGCAATGCGCAAATGAGGGTTGCGGCTGGTCCGTACGGGCGCAGTTCGAAATGACCCACGAAATGAGCCCGAGCGGCATGCCAAACCCCACGGTTCGCCTTCCTGTCGCCCCGGTGGCCATGCGCCGCCAAGCAATGCAAACCGCTGCTGCTGACGATCAACCCGACCTGCTGGACCAGTTGGACATGGAGGAAGCCACCGCATGAACGCCATCGCCCTGACCACCAACCCTGAAACCGATTACCGCGCTGCCATGCAGCAGGCCGCCGTGGCCTTCCTGTTCCGCCGGGAGGGCCTACACCTTGCCGGCGACCACCAGGTGCTGGAGAACTGCAGCCGCTTCCTGGCGCAGTCGCTGGAAGTGCCTGCACACCTGGTACAACGCATCGCTGAGCTGGCCGTCGCTGAGTTCGAGAGCAAGACCACTGGGCGCTTGAAGCTCCTGGGCGTATGCCCGACCAGCGGGATTTTCAGGGCACAGCTGATCCTGCTGGACACAACGACCCAGCAGCGGCACCTGGTGCCGGCGCGCTACCTGCCCAGACGTATGCAGCAGACCTGCAACACCTCGAAGTAACCCGAACAACCCCCTTCCCGATGCCGCGTTCTGCGTGGGTAAGGGGAAACTGCATTCAACTGGTGGCCGACATGAGCAAAATCACCATCCAACTGGAGCTAGATGAGCAGCAGGCGCAACGCTACCTGCAATGGCTCAACTCTCAGTTTGACACCACCATGGCCGAAGTCTGGCACTCGGACCGCTACCGCAACGTTCCGGCCGGTAAGCGCGGCTCCAAGGTGCTGAACGACATCCCTTACCTGGTCGGCATTGGCCGGACCTGCCGTGAGCTTCGCAAGCAGCTGGCCGGCAACGGGGAGCGCGCGTAGTGAACCGCAAGCCCATGGAACACGGCCTGCGCGCCGAAGTACTTCGGCGTCTGCAGGATCAGTACGGCCTCAAGCCTATGGCCGGTACTCAGTACCTGCGCAAGGGGACCTGCCCCAACTGCGGCAAAAAAGAGCTGTACTCGCGCCAGGACGAGCCCTGGTTCATCAAGTGCGGTCGAGAGAGCAAATGTGGTGAGCAATGGCACATCAAAGAGTTGTTCGACGATCTGTTCGATGATTACAGCAAGCGCTACCCGGCCACCCAGGAATCTCCTCGAGCATCGGCAAACGCCTATTTGCAGAACGCCCGCGGCTTTGACCTGGACCTCGTCAAAGGCTGGTACACCCAGGAAAACTACTGGGATCGCAATCTCGGGATTGGCAGCGCCACAGTTCGTTTCAACCTGGAGCACGGCGGCTATTGGGAGCGCCTGATCGACCAGCCGCACCGGTTTGGCAAGAAAAAAGCACGTTTTGCGCCCGGCCAATCACCCAAAGGCTACTGGTGGTACCCGCCAACGGTTGATCTGCTGGAAGTGGACGAGTTGTGGATCGTCGAGGGTATTTTCGATGCCATCGGCCTGCTGCATCACGACATAGACGCCGTATCGGCCATGAGTTCGGGCGCATTCCCGTTCGAATCGCTCAAGGCGCTGGCCGAGCTGCGTCGCGGCCATGGCAAGAAACTCCCGCGCCTGGTATGGGCCTTGGACAATGAACCAGCCGCCCATCGCTTCACACGCAAGCATGCAGCACTGGCCCGCGAGCTGGGATTCACCTGCGAAGCAGCCCAGATCCCACAGAATGGCCGAAAGGTGGACTGGAACGACCTGCACCAGCGCTGGAACTTCATCGACGCTGACAAGCGCCAGGAGCGGATTGATCGAGACCTGCGCGAGGCGCGTTATCACGGCAGCTTGTTGCTGGCAGACAGCGCGGCCGAGAAAGGCGTGCTGATGTACGACTGGCGCGAGCGCCAGGAATTTCACTTCTCCTACGAGAACCGCCTCTACTGGTTCAAGATGGATGTGGAGAAGTTCAACAAGGCGCTCCAGCAGCTGGACGAGTCCGAGCGGCAGGAAGACTTGGTCCTGACTGATCGCCAGCGCCGCGACAAGGCGCTTCGCCAGTGCGGCGCGGTGATCGAGATCGCCAACTGCTACCCGCAAGCGTTGTACTTCCAGCGCAACGAGGTGACGGACGAGTCCTGGTACTACTTCCGCGTCGATTTCCCGCACGACGAGCCGAGCGTGCTGAACACCTTCACCGGTGGGCAGGTCACCACTCCCAGCGAATTCAAGAAGCGCCTGGTCGGGATGGCAGCCGGCGCCTACTTCACCGGCAGCGCCTCCCAGCTCGATCGGATCATGCAGCAGCAGCTGTTTGCCCTGAAAACCGTCAAGACCATCGACTATGTCGGCTACAGCAAAGAGTACGGCTGCTATGTGTTCGGCGACCTGGCCGTGCGCGGTGGTGTGCTCGAGCAGGCAAATGCCGAGGACTACTTCGAATTCAAAGGCCTACGCCTCAAGTCGCTGCAGAAGTCGATCAAGCTCGAAATCAACCGGGACATCTCAGCCTACCGCCCCGAGTGGTTCAAGTGGCTGTGGACCTGCTTCAACACCCAGGGCGTGATCGCCCTCGCTTTCTGGTTTGGGTCGTTGTTCGCCGAGCAGATCCGCGCCGAGTTCCAGTCGTTCCCGTTTCTGGAGGTGACCGGCGAGGCCGGCGCCGGTAAGTCCACCCTGCTGATGTTCCTGTGGAAGCTCATGGGGCGCCAAGATGAGGAAGGCGACGACCCTATCAAGATGACCAAGGCGGGCCTGCGTCGCTGGCTGAGCCAAACCTCGGGCATGCCCGTGGTAATGCTCGAGGCCGACCGCAGTGACGCCGAGACAGGCGCAGCCAAGTCCTTTGACTTTGACCAGTTCAAGCCGTTGTTCAACGGCCGCGGCCTGGGCCTGACCGGTGTGAAGAACGGTGGCAACGACACCAACGCCCCGCCCTTCCGCGCAACGCTGGTATTTAGCCAGAACGCCTCAGTCGTTGCGTCTGAGGCCATCCTCACTCGTATCGTCAAGCTGCACTTCGTGCGCCCGGAGGTCACCAGCGACAGCCGTGCGGCCGCTGACAACCTGAACCACCTGCAAGCCAGCGAAGTGAGCCACTTCCTGCTGATGGCAGCCAAGGCTGAGCAGAAGGTCATGGAAACTTTCCGTGCCCAGGTAAAGGTGCATGAGCAGGCACTGCGCGAAAAGCGCGAGATCCGCATCGAGCGGATCATCAAGAACCACGCCCAGATGATGGCCCTGGTAGACGCGCTGCGATCGGTCGTGCCGATGACTGACAGCCAGCACGAAGGCACCCTTCGCGAGCTGCGCGCCATGGCTGTTGGCCGCCAGCTGGCCGTTAACTCTGACCCGAAGGAAGTGGCCGAATTCTGGGAAGTGTTCGACTACCTGGAGTCGCTCAGCGACGAGCCAGTGGTAGACCACAGCAAGAACGCGGAACTGATCGCAGTTCACCTCAACGAGTTCTGCGAACGGGCCGCCGAGCACAAACAGAAGCTCGCCGACGCAACCACCCTGCGCAATTTACTGCGCAACAGCAAATCGCGCCCGTTTGTCGACGCCAACCGCGCAGTCGATAGCGCTGTGCGTGCGGCGTTCAACAGCCGCACCACCAGCGCGAACACACGACCAACCACCGTCAAGTGCTGGACCTTCAAGGCCGGCTGAACATGTCTGGCGCTGCAACGCCAGGCACAACCCCAAGGAGAAACGACATGCAAAAAGCCCAAACCCTCGACCGCAATGTCCTTTTCGATGCCCTGGTGCAGTACCAGGAAGAGCGTCCAGCCATCCGCGAGGCTGGTACCCATGCACTCGCCCGCTTGGTTCCAGTAGCTGTGCGGGATACAGGCCAAAGCCGGGTGATCGGCCGTTTCCTGCTCGGCCTGTACGACGCCACGACCTCCCCCTTCATCCTCACCGACCTACGCAGCATCGATGTCGGCTTGTTCGAAGATTGCCTCGCCGTCCTCCGACTGGACAACACCCCCGAGAAAGAGATCCACGAATACCTGCCGAAGGGCCAAATGATCTTCAACCAATTGCGCGAGTACTGGGGATGAAGTGGCAGGCGAAGCGCAACCAGGACGGCAAGGTCATCCCGCGTTGCTGGGTAAGCGACAGCGGGTACACCGTGGCCGAGTGCCGGCTGCCGCACTCGCGGTACCCGGTGACCCGTCCTGGAGCCTCACTGCCATTCGCCATGGCCGTGAAGAGGTTACCCAGATAATCACGACAGACATGCAGGCCAGCTGCAACTGGTCGGCAGACCTCAAGTAATCAGGAGGCGCCGAGGAGCTGCAACCCCCCGGCGCCGACCAACCCCAAGGAGAAACGACATGCAAGTAGAAACCCCCGAAGTCGGCGCGCAAAAGCCTAACACAGTACGTTACGACACCCTTGTAATCCGTGGAGCCTCTGGCCAGACAGTCCCGCGCGAAGTAGACGGCGGCGAGGTAGTTGCCTGGAGCTTGGGCCACGGCCTAGCGGCCATGGATGCATTGGAAGAGTTCGTGGATGATCTGGCAGACGGCAGCTATCACGGTCTGGCACAGGGAGCCGCCAATGCGCTCAATCTCATGCGCCGACGCCGGGCGACCGGCTGGGATGCCGACGTAATTGCAGAGGAACCGCCCGAGGACTGGAAAAAGGCCGTTTCCCGCGCCGAGGCTACAGCTCGGGAGGTGTTCGGCGAGAACGACGATAACGCCATGCAAGCCATCGATTACATGACTGGTTTGCTGCTGGCTTTCGAACCGCGTTGCAACTCTGGGCAAGGAGACGCTGAATGACCCTCTCTCGCCCACGCTTGGCCAGTCACTCTCTGGACCTTCCTAACCATTGTGACATCTGCAACAAAGCACGCTCGACCAGGACGCATCAGCGCTGCAGCAAGATCCGCCAAGAGCGCAAGTCGGTGGAGTGGGAAACCTACATGGCCAACGTTGAAGCCAAGCGCACCCAGAAGGCACGCCGGCATTGTTAGCAGTTTCGTGTCCAGATAACCGATCTGATGGATAGCTGGCCCAGAAACTACTGAACAATCTCCTAGGTCCAGAAGCGGGCCATCCCTGAAGGCGGCCCATAAACTGGGCCGTCTCTTCGTTTTCGAGTAATAAAATGGCAGCTGGAGTCGAAGTTCGCGGCAACCATGTCCGCGTGTATTTCCGTTACCAGGGCGAGCTGTGCCGGGAAACAATCCCCGGCGACGCCTCACCCGCAAACCTTGCCAACGCCGAGCGTCTTGTAGGATTAATCAATTATGAAATTGAGGCCGGCACGTTCAACTATGCCCGACACTTCCCCGACTCGCCTCGAGTCAAGACCAACACCCTCGGCCATTACATCGACCTGTGGCTAGAGATAAAGGGCAACCAGATGGCAGCGAGCGGCTTCGCCATGTACCGCAGCCGCACCGAGAAGCACATTCGCCCACGCTGGGGCGACCAGCAGGCAGATCGCATCGATCACCTGGACATTCAACACTGGGTGCAAAGCGTGCTGATGCCCAAGCTGCACAACAAGACCGTACGCGAGATCGTCAGCCACCTGCGGCAGATCTTCCAGCTGTACCGCACCCGAAACCGCTTCGCGTTCGACCCAACCGACGGCATCACTATCTCGCTGCCCGACGCTGACGACCCAGACCCGTTCACCCGGGAAGAAATCACTGCGATCCTTGGACAGCAGACTGAGCGGCATCAGGAAATCAACCTGACGGAGTTCATGATCTGGACTGGCCCGCGCGTCAGCGAAGCAATTGCCCTAGCCTGGGAAGACGTCGACCTGGTGGCGGGTACCGTGGAGATTCGTCGCGCGCGGGTGGCCGGTCAGTACAAGGTGACCAAGACCAGACGATCTACCCGCAAGGTCAAACTGCTCGCTCCCGCCCTCCGCGCCCTCAAGGCGCAGGCCAGGTACACGCAGGACCTGCCACCGGAATTGATCGAGGTTGTCGATCGCGACAACCGGACTATGCGAGAGCAGCGCGTGCGGTTCGTCTTCCACAACACTGCCACGGGTGAGCCATACCGCTCCTCTGATGTGCTGCGGCATGGCTGGTGGATCTTGCACCTGGAGAGGGCCGGCGTCCGTCAGCGTGGGCCGAACACCTGCAGACACACGTTCGCCAGCCAGCTGCTGAGCAGCGGCATAGCCACGCCAGAGTGGATTGCAGACCAGATGGGGCACACATCGACGGCGATGATTTTCAAGCACTACGCAAAGTGGATCAGCGAGGACGGGCCGGATGTGGTGGGGTTGTTAAACCAGGCACTCAGGTTGACCTGAACGCAAAAAAAAGGGGCCGCAAGGGCCCCTTTCTTTTGCTGTCATTCCCAAAGTGTTCCCAAAACGCTCCCATTTGCGGGTTAAGCGGTGGCGAACATCAATGAAATCAAGCACTTGTATGGCGGAAGCGTAGAGATTCGAACTCTAGGATAGTTGCCCATCGACGGTTTTCAAGACCGTTGCCTTAAACCACTCGGCCACGCTTCCAGCTCGTTTTGCGGCCGCCATAATACCGTAATGAAACACGCTGTCAAACTCTCTATGTCGCCGGTTGCAGGAGCTCTGATAGACTCCTAGCATCTGAACGTCTGAAACCACAGGTTTACCAAGGAGTGTCGCCATGCGCGAACAGGATTACGCCGTACACCACGGCCAGCAGGTCGAGCAGCAGGAGATCAGCAAGGTCCTGCGCAACACGTACAGCCTGCTGGCACTCACCCTCGCCTTCAGCGGTGTCATGGCCTTCGTTGCCCAGCAGATGCGCGTCGGCTACCCGAATATTTTCGTGGTGCTGATCGGCTTCTACGGGCTGTTCTTCCTCACCAACAAACTGCGTGATTCGGCCTGGGGCATCGTGTCCACCTTTGCCCTCACCGGCTTCATGGGCTTCATCCTCGGCCCTATCCTCAACCGCTACCTGGGTATGGCCGGTGGCGCTGAAGTGGTCAGCTCGGCCTTCGCCATGACCGCGCTGGTGTTCGGTGGTCTGTCGGCCTACGTGCTAATCACCCGCAAGGACATGAGTTTCCTCAGCGGCTTCATCACCGCAGGCTTCTTCGTGCTGCTGGGTGCAGTGGTTGCCAGCTTCTTCTTCCAGATCAGCGGCCTGCAACTGGCGATCAGCGCTGGCTTCGTGCTGTTCTCGTCGGTCTGCATCCTGTTCCAGACCAGCGCGATCATCCATGGCGGTGAGCGTAACTACATCATGGCGACCATCAGCCTGTATGTATCGATCTACAACCTGTTCGTCAGCCTGCTGCAGCTGTTCGGCATCATGGGCCGCGACGACTGA